GAGCCTCTTTCCTTTTATCTCTTAAACTTGGTCTTGATGAACTGCTTAGCCTCTTTAGCTTTCGTCATAGCTGCGTTGCGAGTCTCAGGTACCATCATTGCCACCGCTGTAATCGGCAGTACAATCTGGGTGAGCCACAAGCGAGCTTCACGACTAGCCTCAATGTGCTTATAAGTCATATCAATCCCTCCTTCCATAAAAGGGACTGTAAATGACGCGAGCAGTATTCATCCATTTTGACCTTTTACTTATTAATCAAGTATTCTTCCAAATCTGATCTGGCTTCCTTCATTTTCTCAACGCCGTTTCCTGTGATGTTATGATTAATGATGACTAGTAGGCTTTGAAGAATCATTTTATTTGATTGTTCGATTGCTTCAAGCCGTTCGTCATCTGTAGAAAGAAGACGCTCATGATCTAACACCATCTTTTTTAGATCATCATTCGGTTTCTTGATTTCCTTGACAATTTTCCAGATTCCCCATAAAGAGGCTATGAGAGTACAAAACCCCATAATTTGCCCTGATGTTAATGTAAATTCCATCGGGATCACCCCTTATCAGTTTCTTTGTTCTCTACGAATCTCGTAAACGCCTGATGCAGACCAGTAGAGGAAAGACCCATCACTGCGCCATATACGGCAGATTCTACAGAGAGACCTCCTACCAACAGATTCAAGAGTGCCCCAAATACTGCAAGAATTACGGGGATGTCATCATTAGGAATCTTCTTCAGGAATGTTGCGTGCTTGATGACATAGCCAACCACCAGGCAAGCAACCATGACGACCAGGACGAAATGTTCAGTTAAGACTGTGAAATCCATAAAGTTACCTCCTTATTATTTATATGCGTTATGATGTTGTAGTTGTATAGATAATTGTACCAGTACTATAGGAATCGCCGGTTCCACAAAAGATCTTCTCTTCTGCCCACTTATTACCCGCAGCGCCATTAGTAACGCCATACCCATAGATTTTGCCGTTTCTGGCTGCATACCAGCCAGAGAAATTTACCTGATTAGCAGAGTAGTATCCTGAGCAGATGCCTCCGCCAGCACCAACGTATGCTGGGGTATATGGCAATCCTTGGATTATATACTTATTCGAAGTTTGATTACTTGCAAACTTGACATATAAATACCATCCGACAATTACAACATTACCGAACTTGAGATACCAGCCTTGTTGTTTGTCATAGGAACTTACGGTAGCACCGTATATGCTTGGCGTCCATTCTCCGAAGGATACTGATCTGCTATTAATTTTGATACTGGTTTCTGCATCTCCAAATCCGGGATTTTTAATATTTAGTTGTGAAGCATATATACCTACTGAACCAGATGAAAATGCAGAAACACCATAATCAGTTGTTACATCGTCTGTTGGATTTGCTAGTAAATGCACCGACGCTCGTTCGCAAGACAAACCAACTACTGAATTATTTGCATCGCTGTTTGGATCGTGCCCGATGTATAACACGCTTGAATTGTCTCTCTTTGTGATGGTGAATCCATTATCAGTCATAGTGAATCCACCAGTCACATCCAGTCCACCAGTAGAAGTAAGATGTTTAGCCATTAACTCATCAACATTAATTCTTTGAGCCATGACATCACCTGTCAACGCGATTTTACCTTCATCATTCATAGCAATACTAGACTTCACCCCATCCGGTCCCGTAATCTCCAGTGTAATACTATCTTTAAGCTGCTCAATGCGAGAGTCAGTCATGCTATCATAAGTAGCAGTGGTATATTCTGTGCTTGATGGATTCGTATAGACCACCTTCATTCTAGTCCAGAGGTATTTACCTTTCTCGACAGTCGTAGGAGCCGTGTCAGACCAAGATCCGCCAGTAGCAGATGTCTTTGACGTGGAAACATAATATTGGGGAGTTACACTAGAGATGCCTTTACCCGTGTTCCCTTGACTACCAGTATCGCCTTTATCTAACAGCCCAATACTCGTGCATGTCACAGAAGTTGTTGATGGCACTGCAGTAACCTTTGCAATAACAAAACTATATCCGTTTTTTGATGTGTTTGTAACTCTTAGTAAGATTGTATCTCCAACATTAACCCCAGTTGTATCCGAGCATGCCCATGTCCCTGAATATCCATTCGTAGAGTACCGATTGATAGCACTTTGAGCATAGCTATAATTAGTCGTTAACGTTGCCACTGATTTTCCAGCATTCCCTTGCTTAGCAACTGCAAAAGAGAACTTCTTATTGATTGTCACTCCATCTACTACGACAGGAATTGTAGCTTCGCATGCTTGTGTGATGGTGGCGGTTGTTTTAAAGGTGACAGTCGGAGACGATGTGTTATTGTTAGAAATCGTTGCTGAAATCCCTGACGGACAGGTCACAGTCGAGACACTAACTTTGGAACATTGCTGGGTTCCACAATAGGCAACTACCTGAGTAGCGCAAGACAGTCCAGATGGCGCACCGGTAGTGTTGCCAACAAAAGTATAGGACTCACTGGTAAGAAGCACAGAATAGGCATCTGTGACATCTATAACTGTGACCTGTCCGGAAGCTTTACTTGCCAAGGGAATCGACATCCTTTCTTGTTTAAAATTTTAGACACCTATGACGTATCTAAGAACAAATCGATTACTTGTGTACTTTACACCAGTACCAGCTGTGCCGGTTAATGCATTATTTGCATGACCAGTAATCTTGTCATCGCTGATGTATAAATATTTTGTACCCATATAGCCGAAGTTACTAGTTGATAAAATAAATGAATGACCTCTCCCAGATTGAGTAGTGACTAATTTCTTAGACACAAAGAATGAAATAAACGTCTGATTCTTAGCTTCACCGTCGTAATACTCTGAGAATACCAGGCTGATACCACTAGGTTGCTTGCTTACCTTCTCAGACAAGCTTGCGGTTTGATTTTCATTCATATAATAAGCACCTGACCAAAGTAGCGTACCGGCCATATCATAGACACATTTCCATTCACCCCAGGCAGAGGTATAGTAGAATCTTTCCCAAACTCTAGCAATATTTTTATCGCAAGTCGTAATAGTTTGTTTGATTTGACCATTAGGGCCAGCACCTTCAACTCTTAGAGTAAATGAACCTTTAGTAAATGGGCAATTAACATAAGCATTGTCGGTAATGTTTCTACCACTATACACATTTGGCGTGAGTATAGAGTTCATATCAGTCCCAACAGCAAGAATAGGTTGTAATATTCCACCGCTAAACCTGGTCTGGTACCCTATATCTGCAACATTACTAAGCTCGGCTGCTTTGCCAAAAGCAACTCCTGTCCCGCCAGTCTTACAATCAATAGAGAATTTAAGACTGGTTAGACTGCTTATTGCGGTTGAGCTTCCGTTGCTATCAGAAACAACTATATTAATGTCATATGTATTCTCGATACTCAGACCGTTACTGCCTATGACTTTGCTTACCGTTCCACTAGTACCACTAGCAGATACCGTAGTGCTTGACCAAGTCGAACCAGTCGATACTTTCCACTTGATGCTGATCGACGACACTGCTTTGTCACAGGCCCACTTAAATGAAATCAATCCATTTTGACCTTCATCGACTGCAGTACCACTAGAGTTGCATCTGGTAGAGGTCACGTTGGTTATTCTGGGCTTCGTATAGGCTAGCTGCCATACTGCATACAGTGTTATAGCTGCATTTGCTGTGTAGCTTCCTCCAGCAGCATATGATACTGTCGTTGATGACGCAGACGTACCCCACCCTTTGAAATTATAGTTCGTCCGGGTAGGTTTGGTACTAGATAGCGTCAAAGTCTTACCATAAGTCTTTGTCTGATTGCCTGGTGCTCCACTTCCGCCATTAGCATTATACTTAACCACATAAGTATTGGCTTTCCAAACAGCATATAAAGTCGCTGCTGCATTCGCAGTATAGTTTCCACCAGCAGAATAAGTCGCTGACGTAGCTGATGACGAAGTGGACCATCCAAGAAACGAATAACCAGTGCGAGTAGGCTTTGTAGTAGAAAGCTTCAGAGTTTGATCTTTCCACTTTGTCTGATTACCAGGGGCTCCACTTCCGCCATTAGCGTTGTACTTTACTACATAAGACGTCCAAGCTGGTACAGACACACTGAAACTAACATTCTTGGTGGCAGATTTGCCATTATCATTGTTAAAGTTTCTAAACGTTACAGTGATAGTCTTTGTAGCTGCACCATTTCCGCTTATAGTATATGTACCTGTAAACGATCCGCTGCCACTACTAGCCTTGGTGCCGAATGAGTTAAGCGTGACGCTACCACCTCCAGATGAAGCGGTCATGCCATAGTTAGTTTTTGCACCTGAGTAGTATGTTTCCCAGGAGGCGTTAATTTTCACAGTATACTTAGTAGCAGACGTTCTAGTTACTGTAGATCCAGTCGCAGTAATATCTAGAGCTACTTCGAATGGGGTCCATTTATAAATTGTAGCCATTAGCTAGTCGCCCCCTTCCACACAAGGCCCATATTACCGTTGCTTCTTATCTTCCATGCAAAACCGCCTTGCTGAAGTTCTTCTTCAATAACAGCTTTCTTAATATGCATAGATTGATTAGTGAAATAAGCAAGGATACTTGAACCTTCCATGAATACGACTTTAGTATTTGTGATACGCAGTTTGAACTCACTGTCGGTTTCGCCTAACTCTATACAGGGTTGATCCTCATATGTTCCTATGGCGATATAATCAGTAAGAACACCCAGGTCATTGACAAGACTGTCAAGCCCTTCTGAAGTAGCATCGACTAAACTTTGAAGCTCTGAGGTACTAAATACCCAGCCATCCTCAGTCTGCGTCATCAAAGAAGTGCCGTTGCCATCGGTTACCAACATGGAAATATTATCGGCAAGTTGTCTAATTAATGACTCTGTCTCCGTTATGGACTCTTGCGCTGCATCGGCAGTTGCTTGAGCAAGATCAATGTCCTTATCAGTTGTAACATCCCTAAGTCTAACTCTTGAGATCGAGGTGGTGGAGGTTGTGGTTCCTCCGCCGTAATTATGCAGTATTATAAAACGCATATACTTTGCTGCTTGATTAATCTTTGCGGATTGAAAACTATATAAAGCTTGCTCTCCACTTATTGTATGGACGACTTCTGTCCAATCGGCCGGATAGTTCGAATTCTGATACTTGAAGTATTTATGACCACCAGAATTTGACTGTGAAACTATAGTGCCCACAGGGAATGTGCCATAAGTCCAAGCAGACTTAAGAGTTATAGTATCGTTTGTTTTGTTAACATTGTCGAATGTGTAAAGATTGAGCCAAGCGTTTCTCGAATACACACCAGCCGGATACTGATATCCTGTGCTATCTTTATAGTTCCAGAATATGAGTCCAAGCTGATGTGTATAAGTTGTGCTAGTCCATCCGTTTGCAGATGTTAAATAAACAACAGTGTCGCCGTTCTTTAACTCTCTAGCCAAAGTGGTTGTAGAAGCAGAAAACCCCATACAATAAGTTGCTGAAATCTGTTTTCCATCAATATCGAATTCATCCCAACCGAGATATAACTTCTTAGAAGAATCGCCCTTAAAGAACATACTAAACTCATAAGATCTAGTTATGTCAATTGGTATTATATACTGCGGAATGAATGGGCTAGCTGATGCACCGGTGTAAGTGAACGATGGAAAACCGTCACATTTGTCAGTTCCGTTAAACGTCCATTGCGAGAAATTGTAGTTGTCTTTATTCAGGCCAAATCCATTTACTAT